TCCTGTATCGAGTACATGGAATAAAGATCTTCCTGTATCGAGTACATGGAATAAAGATCTTCCTGTATCGAGTACATGGAATAAAGATCTTCCTGTATCGAGTACATGGAATAAAGATCTTCCTGTAGAAAGTACATGGAATAAAGATCTTCCTGTAGAAAGTACATGGAATAAAGACTTTCTTATATCGTATGAAGGATGACGTATTAGAATTAGCGGAGATACTTCAGCTTCGTCGTAAGGCGAGGGGTAATTTTGCTGACTTTAATCGGTATATGTTTCCTGATGAACCTCCTGCTTTTCATCATGAGTTTTTATGTGAGAAGCTGGATCAGGTTATTAATGGAGAGATAAGGCGGTTAATGATCTTCATGCCGCCAGGTTCAGCAAAATCGACTTATACATCTAAAAGATTCCCCGCTTATTTTCTTGGCCGATTTCCTAAGAAAGGGATTATATGCGGATCATACGATACAGAGTTATCAACGGAATTCGGTCGCCATGTTCGTAACTATGTAGACGATAAGAATTACAAGCTGTTGTTCAATACTCGCTTGGCTGAAGACTCAAGAGCCAAGGGGCAGTGGGCTACCAATGAAGATGGTACTTACTATGCTTGTGGTGTAGGGTCTGGGGTTACGGGTCGTCGCGCTGATCTTGGATTGATTGATGATCCGGTAAAGGGACAGGAAGAAGCCGATTCAAAATCAGTTCAGGAAAAGACATGGAAGTGGTATCGGTCTGACTTCTTTACTCGTTTAAAACCCGGCGCTGCGCAGATTATTATTCAGACTCGCTGGCACGAAATGGATTTGTCTGGAAGAATCTTGGGGCCTACATGGAATGGAAAATCGGGTGTATATAAAGGATTTGATGGACAGGACTGGCATGTTGTCTGTATCCCAGCTCAAGCAAAAGAAGATGATGTCTTGGGTAGAAAGGTCGGTGACTGGTTATGGCCTGACTTCTTTACGCCTGAGACATGGGAAGAAATCAAGCTTGTACAAACAATGGGTGGAACTAACTATCGTGTCTGGGAAGCTCTTTATCAACAAAATCCACAGCCCGATGACGGCATTCATTTCAAGAGGGAATGGTTTGAATCTGGACGATACGATCTTGGTAAACATCCACCTATTACAACGTATGGCGCTTCTGACTATGCTGTAACCCGTGGGGGTGGAGACTATACTGAAATGGGTATAGGGGGGTTTGATTCAAACTATGATCTCTGGTTTACCGATTGGTGGTCAGATCAGGAATCCCCCGATACGTGGATAGATATTCAAATATCTATGGCCCGTAAGCATAAGGTATATCATTGGATTTCAGAGGTGGGGGTTATCCGAAGATCCGTAGAGTCTCAACTCGATGGCAAGAAGAAATCGCGGTTACGGGCAGGGTCTGGGCAGTCCTTTACGATGCATTGGCTGCCTCATATAGGGGATAAAGCCGCGAAAGCATGGGCGTTCAAGTCTATGGCCATTGGCGGGAAAGTCCATATCCCAAGATGTCAATGGGGTGATGAATTAATAGACCAGCTTGTAAGATTCATCCCAAATGCTAATATAAGAGACGACAAGGTGGATGTTTGCGGTTTCTTCGGTAGAATACTTGATGAGGTCTTTGCGCCAGTGATAGCCAGTATTGAAGAAAAGAAACCGATTGACCATTATGGTTTTGATGATGAACCTGAAATATCTTGGAAAATAATGTGAAAAAAAACGACGAGCTTCTTGAAAAGTTTGTACAAGATATTGAGGACTTCCTCGAAAATACGCAGGATGCTCGCTTTTTATCAGAGAGAGACCGTGATTATAAAGACAATAAACAGTGGACAGCAGAAGAGCGCGCCAAGGTTGAAAAAAGGTGGCAGGCTGTTGTTACCATCAATCGAATTAAACCCAAGGTCGAAGGTCTTAAAGGTCTTCTCATTCAACGAAAGACCGATCCTAAAGCCTACGCACGAACCAAGAAACATGAGAAAGCGGCTGAGGCTATTACCGATGCCTTACGCTATGTTGCCGACCAGACCAAGTTTGATAGAATAAAACTCGACGTTGCAGACAATGATTTTGTAGAAGGCTATGGCGCTGCGATTATCGAAGTCGAGATGAAGGGTAATGATCCTGTCATCTCGTGCACCCATATTCCATGGGATAGATATTACTACGACTACCATTCCCGCCGACTGGACTTTCAGGACAAACGCTGGGACGGCATTATTCTCTGGATGGATCAGGAAGTCGTTCAAGAAGCTTTTAACTTATCAGAAAAAGAAGTCGAAGAGATTTATCACGAATCAGGAAAGGTCGGCGCTTCGGGTGATGAGACATTTGATGACCGGCCCCGTTGGGCTGATCGTGAAAACAAACGAATCCGTATCTGCCAGCATTACTACATAGAAAAAGGTAAATGGTACGTTTGTTATTTCACGTATAACAAAATGCTTATTGATCCAGAGCTTTCCCCTTATGTAGACGAATACAGCGAACCGATAAATCCTATCGAAGCCGTCTCTGCCAATATGGACAGAGACAACAATCGTTTTGGGGAGGTCCGTTACTGGATTGACCTTCAGGATGAAATAAACCATCGTCGTTCCAAATTCCTTTTCCTTCTTTCTCAAAGACAGACCATGGCGAAGAGGGGGTCTATCCAGGATGTAAATGCGTTAAAACGAGAACTGGCTAAACCAGACGGACACGTTGAATACGACGGGGAAAAAGGTGACTTTGATCTTCTGCCTACAAGTGATATGGCACAGGGTCAGTTCCAGCTTTTACAGGAAGCTAAGTCAGAACTGGACGCAGTAGGCTTTAATGCCCAGCTTTCCGGTGAAAGACAGGGTGATTTGTCAAATTCCGCGATCATGACCCTTCAGCAAGCTGGTACAAACGAGCTAAATTCACTCTACGAAGGTCTTTTAGACTGGGAAAACCGTGTTTATCGCCAATTCTGGTTCCGTATCAAGCAGTTCTGGAAGGAAGAGAAGTGGCTAAGGGTTTTGGATGATCGTACAAAGCTCCGCTGGGTGGGGTTGAATCAAAAAGTGACCTTTCAAGAGATTCTGGAAGAGCGAATTAATGACGATTCGCTTGAATTACCTGCAAAACAAGCCGCTCAAGACATGCTGGCTCAATTAACCCAGCAAAGAAGCCCGGAATTAAAGAAGATTGTCGAGACTCGAAACGAGGTTTCTGGACTTGATATTGATATTATTATAGAAACATCCTATGATCTTGTTAACATCCAGCGTGAACAGTTCGATATGCTGTTCAAATTAGCTCAAGTTAGACCTGAAGTGCCCTTTACCGAGCTTCTCAAGATGTCTGAACTTCGTAACAAGGATGCCATGGTCAAGAATATTGAGGCTTCTGCACAGGCTCAACAGCAGGCCGCACAACAGGCTCAACAGCAGGAAACTCAGCTTAGAGCCGCTGAACTTCAGTCCGATGCTGCTTTAAACGCTGCGAAGACTGAAAGAGAGAAACAGGAAGCACGTAAGAAGATGGTCGAAGCTGACCAAACGATCTTCCAGACAGATTTAATGATTAGACAGCCGCCGAAAGACAGTGCGGTTGTGATATAGAATTTGTGTCCTAGGAGGTAGAGCCTCTACGGGGCCATAGATGCCGGAGTAACAGGGGCGAAGTGATCTGCGACACCGGGTTTACATCTTTGGTATTTGGTGGAATCCCAAATGCACAAAAATTACAGCGTTAAAATATTTTCACTCAATGATGAGTGAGCCGACGCCGGGTTTCGGGCGATTGAACTCAACGAGTTCACAATATACTGCCACCGAGTTACGGGTGAGAGGTTGAAATGAGTGATGAAGATGCTGAATTGAGTGCGTTCTTTGGTGAAGATAAGGTGGAAGCCGAACCCGAAACCAAGGTCGATAATGAACCCGAAGCGAAAGTAGAGGATTCACCCGCGACGACTGCGGAGACAGAACAAACAGAAGCATCGAAAGAACCAGAGAAGAAGGATTCCAAAGAATCTAACGCTCTGGTTCCGAAAGCGGCTCTTTTGGATGAAAGGCGTAAACGCCAGGCATTAGAAGATCGTTTGAGCGTATTGGAAAAATTAGTACCCAAGCAGGAAGACGAAGCACCTGATCCTTATCGAGACCTGGACAAATACAATGAGTTCCAGAGGAAGAAATGGGAGCGGGAGCAGATCGAGAATTCGCGTAAAGAGCGAATTTCAAAGATTGAAAAACGTCGAACTGAATTGTTGGAACAGAATCCAGATTTCGAAGAAGCGGAGCGGGTTTTTGAGATTTTATCTATTCGAGACCCTAACCTTGGACGCGAACTCATGGAAAGCCCCGACCCTGTAAGCTTTGCCTATGAAAAAGGCAGAACTTATATTAAAGAGGTTCTAAGTCCAGCAAAGGTACTGTCTACTGAAATGCTAGACGAATCTGAAAAGCCATCTAAAAAGCCCAACTTAGCAAAAGCGACGGCGGGTGCTACAAATAAGGTTGAAGTAGATAACGAACCAACTTTAAAAGGAGTATTCGCCGATCAAGATTATTGACCATTAAGGTCTACTATTTGAAAGGTGAATTATGGCTCAGTCCTCTATCAGTTCGGGTAACGTCGTAACCCGATTTAAAGAAAAGGTTCTCCGCGAATATGTTCGTGGTGGACGTTTCGGCGACGTAATCGGTATGGATGAAAATAAAATCATCCAGGTTGTTAACGAAGAAAAGAAATGCTCCATTCCGTTGATTGGCAAAATCGGTGGCGCAGGTGTTCGTGGTTCTTCTCAATTGTCTGGTTCAGAAGTAGCATTGTCAAACTATGCCTACACCCTGCAACCGACTTATGTCCGTCAAGGTGTTTTAATCGACAACGAAGAGCGTGAAAAGTCCGAGTTTGATCTGTTCAGTGAAGCAAAGCCATCTCTGATGAATTGGATGATGGAGCTGAAACGCGACCAGATTATTCAGGCGTTGGGCGCGATTGAAGCAGGTGGCACTTACTACAACTATGGTGGTGTTGAAGCCTCTGGTGCAAAAGGTTCGTCTGCTGCGTCTGGTGCAAATATGGACACATGGGTGACGAACAACTCTGACCGTATTCTATACGGTACGTTGAAATCAAATCTGACCTCTGGAAATCATACGACTTCCCTGGGCACTATTGACACGACCAATGATAAATTGGATCGCGGCATGGTAGAGCTGATGAAGCGTATGGCTCAAGATGCCAATCCTTTGATTCGTCCCGTCATGATGAAGGGCGATGAACCTTGGTACATTCTGTACGTGGGTAAATACTCCTTCGCAGATCTTCGCACCGATCTGGAAACCTCTCATCAGAACGCAGCGCCGCGTTCTCTGTCAGATAACCCTCTGTTTAAGGGTGGTGATTTGGTATGGGATGGCGTTATCATCAAAGAAGTAGCGGATATTGACAAGTTTATTGACAATACTTCTGGTTCGGGCCTTTGGGATGGCGTATGGGGTGCCAATGCAACGGGCGATAGCCTGCTGACCAGCGGCGCTTCAACTACTCGTGTAGGCATAGGCTTCTTCTGCGGTGCACAGGCGCTTGGTTTCGGTATTGGCAGAACAGCACAGTTCAAACGTCGTAAAGAAGACGACTATGAACATCTGTCAGGTGTTGCTATCTCTGCCAAACACGACATCAAGAAGACTTTCTATAACGGTAAGCAGCACGGTATGTTGACCAGCTTCCATTCTGCCGCTGTTGACGCATAAGGGGACATGACATGGCTGATATAACTTACTCAAAACGTGCTACACAGCGTCGTAACTCAACAGGTTTAAGTCCCGGTAAAGGTGACTCGCACTCCGTAAAAATGCTGGTTTCGGCCAGCATCGAACTGGTTGCCAGTGCTTCGGGATCAACTGTTCTGTTAGGTCGCATTCCAACAACCGCCCGTATCAATGCTCGCGGCTTAGTCTATAACGATGATCTGGCTACCTCCGGCTCACCGACTTTAGACATTGGCCTGGCTTCTGTTGGTGCAAACGTAACCAGTGATCCCGATGCTATTGCAAATGGTATCGCACTGAGTACAGCAACCACCACGACCGCTGTCATGACTGACCCTGCTAACGCCGGTAAGATGGCATGGGAGCTGGTATCGGGCTTAACCGCTGATCCGGGTGGCGAACTGGATGTATACGCTTCGGTAGTAGATGCCGCGACGACTGCAACCGGTTCACTTGCTGTACAGTTGTACGGTTATTTTGATTAACAGTGAAGAAGCACTGAAAAAGGTGTTAACCCTCCCTTTCTCCACGGTTCTAGACCTTGGGGCAGGGGAGGGGAAACATTCACAGGTTTTTAGACAATATGGGAAAGAGGTTACCGAGCTTCGATATGAAGACGGTGACTATATGGGCAAACTGTATCCAGAGTTTGACTGTATTTGGGCTTCTCATGTTCTGGAGCATGTATTAAATCCTCATGCTTTTTTGAGGAAATCCTTTACCGATTTGAAAGAAGGCGGGATTTTAGCGATCACGGTTCCACCCGCAAAGAGCGAAATAGTAGGTGGCCATGTATCGATATGGAATGCAGGGCTTCTTTTATATCATTTGATCCTGGCCGGGTTTGATTGTTCATCCGCGATGGTCAAGACGTATGGATACAATATTTCAGTGATTGTCAGGAAGAAAAAAGCTGTTTTACCAGCTATTTCGATGGATTTTGGTGATATTGAGAAGCTTTCTCATTTCTTCCCATTTGAGGCAAAACACGGCTTTAATGGTGAAATTTTGGAGATAAATTGGTGAAAATAGCGATTGTTGGCGGTTCTCCTTCTACTCAGATGATGGCTCCATTCGATGATAAAGAATGGGGAATCTGGGTATTGGGAAACCAACTTCAACAATACGAAGGCAAGCGCGTCACCAGAATATTTGAGATTCACGACGATTTAAGCGAACACGATCCGGGCTATACGCAATGGGTTGTCAATCACAACATCCCGATGATTGTCAGCGACAAATTCACTTTAAAAAGTCAAAGTGTAAAGTTTTTCGACAAAAACAAATCCCCCTTAAAGCTTTTCTCATCTTCCCCGGCTTATATGATGGCTCAAGCTATTATGGACGGCGCGACGACTATTGCGATTTATGGCGTAGACATGGCCATAGACAACCATGAATACTTCAAACAAAGAGCAGATATGTACGCATGGATAGGCTATGCGAAGGGTTTAGGAATTGAAATAATTATTCCTGAAGAATCTTCTTTGTTTAAATCGAAATATGATGAGGGCAGGGACTATAATGTATCAAAAGGCCCATTTTGTGAGCATGAATTATTAAAGTTAGCTAAAATGCACACAGAACAGGTTGCTTACTACCAAAAGCTTTTAGATTCCCATGACGGAGCCAGGCAGGTTTATGAAAGGCTGGCAAAAGTAGCCAGAAGTTGTGAAAATGGCATAGATGTTAAAACATTAACAGAAACAGTGAGAATTCCTGATGAACACTAAAGACATGCGAGCCGCTTTGAAAGACGTTGTGGAAGTTGTGCCTCGTAACAATGAGGATGTTGTTTCTCTATTTAAGGAAAAATTCCCGGAAGTCGTTGTAGAAGCGCCTGTCATTGAAGAAGTCGAAGAAGAGGTCTGGACATACGTCGGATCAGGTCATGAGCCGCCTCAAGTAACAAATTTTATGGGTCGACAGGTCTTTATGCGTGGTCACCCCGTAAAAGTGACCGATCCTCTCGTTTTGATGAAGATTAAAAACCATAGATGCTTTGTAAAAGGCACTATCAAGGGTGAAAAACTCATTGAACAAGATCAGAAGGAAAAGGCTATTTTTGAGCAAAAAAGGATCGAAAACGAACGAATCCAGCGTAATGCTGAGTTAATGTTTAAATAATTATGGCAACCGAAACAGAAGTTCGAGCAGGAGCCTTGAGAATGCTAGGCATTCTTGATGTCGGTGATACGGCCGATGCTACGGATGACACCTATATGACCCAGAAATACGCTGAAGTCTATGCCATGTTAAAGGAGAAGGGGCTGGCGTATTGGGCTTCTGGCTCGACGGTACCCGATAAGTTTTCCCCTCATGTGCAGGCTCTTTTGGCCTTTTTCTCAACTGAAGACTATTCGATTTCCGGTGAAAGACTTCAGCGTATCAATGCAAAAGCCTCAATCGCCTTTAGGGAGATAAAAAGTCTAGGCAAGCCTGAACACGAATCAACCGATAACCCTGTGGATTTTTAATGAAAGTATCCGTTGCCCAGAATCTGAATATCGAAGCCTTCTCAGGCTCTACGGTAACGGACTATGCCTCGGGGAATACGAATACGATTCTGACCGAGAAAAACGGTGCGGCCTGTATCACGCAAAGACCTTCTATTGATATATCAGAAAGTACCGCAGCTCTTGGGTTAAATGACCGTGGACGGGGGATCTATTACTGGGAGCAAAATTCAAGGCTTTATATCGTTAATGATGCTTCGATTTATGCGACAACCCAGAATTCCGCCGCCGTGGGAACGATGACGACCGGAACCGAAGCGGTAACGATTCTCGAAACGCTGGGAACACCTTATCTTGTCTTTCTGGATGCCGAGAACAACCAAGGCTGGTACATGACTACTGGTGAGATTCTGGCTCAGATTACGGTTAATTTCCCCACTACTTTATGTCATGGTGGCACAACCTTGGATGGTTATTTATTCGTTATGGACGAGGACGGCGTTATTTATAACTCTAATGTGAATACCGTTACGTTCGGGGCTTTGAGCTTTTTAACTGCCGAACGAGTCAATGACAAAGGGGTTTACCTTGGTCAGCATCACGATAATGTAGCTGCTTTTAGCACGCGCTCAATCGAGTTCTTCTATAACGCCTCAAACGCCACAGGAAGCCCCCTGAATCGTCGCCAGGACATTTCATATAATGTAGGCGCTGTCTCTGGCCTCGCTTTCTGGGAGAATGGCGACACAACCTATTTCATAGGCTCTCAACCATCTGGACAGATGGCTGTTTATGAGATGAAAAGCTTTCAGTTAAACATTATTTCACCTGATTCATTAAACTCTTATATTACTCAGTCCATTACGCAGGAAGGTCTTAAATTTAGACTTTCTGGCATGCAGTTCATGGGGCATGATTTTCTGGTGATGACGGTTTATACGCTCACCGGAACCGCCCCTGGCGAAATCGTTCCTAGAATCTCATTCTCATACGACGCTTTTACAAAACGCTGGGAATTCGTCAATACAGTTGTTAATGGTCATACCACCTTCCCTGTTATGGCCTTTACTAAAAGAACCGGAGGACATAACGCAACGGTGGCCGCGAGAACCGGCGAAGGTATCTTTTACAATGGGGACATATTCAACGTAAACGATCGTCTGATTCCTATTGATACGCTTTTGGGAAGCGATGGCGTATATGTAGATGGCGTGTATGAACCTGACGTTTATATTGGAACATCTGTCAGTAATGGCAACAACATCCCTATAAAAATGAGAACGGGCTTGCTTGATTTCGGTTTTAGTGGGTATAAAACCCAATCTTCCGTCAATGTCGATATGGAATCCACTTCTGTAACACAGACATTAACCATTAAGAAATCGAACGAGGTCACCAATTCTTTCGATGCTGGAAAGACCATTGACACTTCAAAAGCAAGGAAAGAAAAGAGAATGGGTGGCCGGTTTATCCGCAGAAACTTCCAAGCTGAATACTCAGGCGATGAGCAGATTTTTGTAACCGCTTTAGACGTTGAATTGGAGAAAGGGCTGTGATACTTAACCCCCCTCCGTCTCAAGTTAAGCTTGTTGATGAACCCAAGTCGGACTGGATATGGAAGTCATGGTTTTCATTATTGTATGACACGCTAAAGAAGCTCTCGTTTACTACGAAAACAGCCGCCTATACCGCTGGTAGAGAAAAGGTTATTCTTGTTAACACTTCAGGTGGAAGCTTAACCATTACGCTTCCTCCGGCAGCGGATAATGAAGGTAATTTCTTCTACATAAAAGACATTGATAGCGGTGTTAATACTGTTACGATAGATGGTAATGGAGCTGAAACGATTGACGGTGCAGCAACGCTTGTTTTGGCTGCTGCCAGAGGCACAGCACTGATTTTCTGCGATGGTTCGCAATGGCATAGGCTGAGTAATTAAATATGAGCAAAATATTAGATAGAACTGGAACGGGTGCCGCATTAACCGCAGCGCAGAATGACTCTAATCTGAGTTCACTTTCAGGGATCAACGAGGCTCAAACTGGAACGACTTATACCGTTACCATTGATGACCAGAACCGGACGATTGAGTTTTCAAACGCCGGGGCCGTGACAGTGACTATGACAGCCATAGCAACGATTGCCGCCGCGCTGCATACCGATGATTTTAAGGTTATTCTTCTGAATATCGGCGGCGGAACAGTCACGGTAAACACCGCCGATACATTCTTGGGCGGTGGAACATCATTAACTCTTTTACTGTTCGAATATGTAGAACTACAAACAAATTCAACACTGGGTATCTGGAATATCCTTAATTCCGGTAAAAATCTTCTTGGCATTACGTCGAGCGTTGCAGAGCTGAACATTCTTGACGGTGTTACTTCATCAACAGCCGAACTGAATATATTAGACGGCGTAACATCTACAGCCGCAGAGTTGAATATATTAGACGGTGTTACTTCTACAGCGGCAGAAATAAATATCATAGATGGCGACACCGCTGCAACAGCAACAACCATTGTTGATGCTGACAGAGTTATTTTGAATGACGCTGGGGTCATGAAGCAAGTCGCTGTTACGGACGTTGATACTTATATTTCCGCAACGACAAAAACACTCACTAACAAAACCCTAACAAGCCCTGTATTAAATGGCACATTAAGCGGTACTGCTATTGGCCGGGATGCGTTAGTTTATAACAGCGCAAATACCTCTATCCCAAATACTACAATGACAGCTCTTCCTTTTGACTCGGAAGATCATGACACAGATAGCATTCACGATACAGTAATAAATAATAGTCGCTTGACTGTTCCGGCAGGTGTTACAAAAATAAGATTATCGACGAAAGTTGAATTTCTTACTAACTCTACTGGAAGTAGAGAGGTTTCTGTTAGAAAAAACAATTTAATCACGTACACTGGGTGGATGTATTCAACTCAGGTTAATTCAAATGGCAGGCCCGATTCTTGATGTTATTGCAGGTGATTATTTTGAAGTTTTTGCGTATCAAAGTTCAGGTGGGGCAATAAACGTAAAAGGTGGAGCTTCAGCGTCTTGGTTTTCTATGGAAATTATTAAATGATTATATGAACAATATATTAGACATACTAACAGATGGAAGATGCGCACTAGGTATAAACGGCGTGTCAAAACATCTGAATACTGTTGCTGGGACAGGGCTTCTTCTATTTATTATATTACTATCAGGCTGCACAGTTTCAATCGGAATAGGCGTTCATCCAAGAAACTCAGATGAGCCAGAATTTAACAGCCCAAACCCGATAGGCATAGTAGAAGGCACAACAAAGATCACAGATAAGATTGACGGATTTTGTATGCACGCAAGCTCTCTTCCGCAATATGAATATGGTTACGGACTTAACCTTTGCGGTGTTAAGTACAAATTGAAATGAAATTATTCACACAAGTAAGCCAGATAAAGGCATGAAACAGGAAGATATAGATCGTTACCTTGATAAAAGCGGTGATGACAAGGTGGCCGAAGGGAATCTTGAAGAAAACGAACATGGATGGTGTATCTGGAAGACAAATGGAACAAGGCTTGTGTTAGTACAGGTTTATGGAGATGGTGAATACTGGAATAAGTGGGCAGATGTTAAATGTAGGGAATTAGGGCTGAAATCAGTCCTTTTTGCCACGAAAAGAAAGCCAACTGCTTTTGTAAGAAAATATAATTATATTATTATAGGAACAGAGCTT